GCGTTTGTTGTAGGTGATACACCAGCAAGACTAACACCAGATGCAACTTCATTAAATGAATGGGCAACTAACGTTAATCTAGCAGTTGAAGATAACGATGATGGCGCAGTTAGCCGTGACGAGTATATGGCAATGTATTATCCTTGGGGCTTTACAAGTGACAATGCAGGTAATAACATTGTTGTTCCCCCAAGTCATATGGCACTACGTACTATTATACTTAACGACCAAGTTGCGTTCCCCTGGTTTGCTCCAGCAGGTACAAGACGCGGTGGTGTAACTAATGCTACAGCAAGTGGATATGTTACAAGCGAAGGTGAATTCCAGAGCGTAGCATTAAACACAGGACAGCGTGATACACTATACAGCAACAACATAAACCCAATCACATTTATTAGTGGTGCAGGTTTAGTTGTATTTGGTCAAAAGACTCGTGCAAGAAATGCAAGTGCGCTAGATCGTGTAAACGTAGCACGTTTGATTGTTTACTTACGTGGACAGCTAGAATTACTAGCAAGACCATACTTATTTGAACCAAACGATAAGATTACACGTGACCAGGTAAAAGCAGCAGCAGATGCGTTGCTACTAGAACTAGTAGGTCTAAGAGCACTATATGACTTCTTAGTAGTTTGTGATGAATCAAATAACACACCAGCAAGAATCGATCGTAACGAGTTATGGTTGGATATTGCAATTGAGCCGGTGAAAGCAATTGAATTTATTTACATTCCATTGAGAATTAAGAACACAGGTGAAATAGCGGCACTAGGTTAAGTGCGTATATAACGGACGGGATTAAATTCCCGTCCAAATATGCATAAATACTTTATATTAGGAGATAAAGAATGCCAATCACAACTTTAACAAATATTAGTATACCAACTGAAGGCGGCGGATCTAATAGTTCACTACTAATGCCGAAGCTACAATATCGCTTCCGTGTATTTTTAGATAACTTTGGAACTGTTGGCGGCGCAGATGGTACTAGGGAAATTTCAAGACAGGTAGTTGATGTAACCCGTCCAAACTTATCGTTTGAACAAATCACAATTGATGCTTATAACTCAAGAACATATCTTGCAGGTAAGCACACTTGGGAACCGATTACATTGACACTACGTGAAGATGCAAACAACAACGTACAAAAAATTGTTGGTCAGCAGTTACAAAGACAGTTTGACTTCTTTGAGCAGTCAAGCGCAGTATCAAGTGGTACTTACAAGTTCCAAACTAGAATCGAAATTCTAGATGGCGGTAATGGTGCAACAGGTGCTAATGTAATTGATCGTTTCCATCTAGTAGGATGCTACATTGAGTCAGCAAACTACAATACACTAGCATATGCTACAAACGATCCAGTAACAACAACACTAAGCATTCGTTACGACAATGCAATCCAATTTGGTGCAGATGAAGACTTTAATGGTATTGGCGAACCAGTACTAAGATCTACAAATGCAGCAACTGGTGGTACAACAGTTACTGGCTAATATCTAAACAGATTGGCGTTAGTATACTAAAGCGGGAATTGTTAATTCAATTCTCGCTTTTTTATATACGCATATTTTATTACTAGATAAATATTATTATGAGTACTCTAGATCCATATCTTGTAAATGTAAACCTTGATGTTCACTTACGTGACGCAAGACACGCACATCAGCTGTTTACTGAATACGGCCATTCTTTTGCGCCTAAGCAAAAGTTTCTTTATCACGTTGTGTTTCAGCCTAGTAGAGCTGTTGCAGATGCATCGTTATATAATACATTTAAGTTTCAAAAAGAAATTGGCGTACTAGCAAAAATGTTAGATTTACCGTCTTTTAGAGCATCAATTGAAAATAAACAACAGTACAATAGAAAAAAGAATGTACAAACTAGACTAGACTATCAAGATATTAGAATTGTGTTTCACGATGATAATATTGGTGCAACTAGATCTATGTTAGAAGAATATTATAAATGGTATTATGTTGATGGTTCACAGGATATAAACAGAGGCGGTGCCTATAATCCTAGAGACAAGTTTGCAGAAAAAGTTCCTAGTTACGGATTAAATGTACAAAAACAATCCACTGCACACGAAATTCCATTTTTTGAATATATAAAAATCTATCAACTTGCAAGACAACAATGGTTTAGTTATACTTTAGTAAATCCTTTACTATCTGCTTGGCAACACGGTGATTTAGAATATGCAGATGGTGCAGGAGTTGTAGAAAATACAATTACTGTTGCATACGAAGCAGTGCTCTACGATAAAGGCGACATAGGCGATTTTGGAGAACCTACTAATTTTACATCAGAAGAAACTCGCTACGATAATACACCTAGTCCAATTGGATACGCAGATCAAAATATTGGGGAACGATATAATCTTGTACCTAGACTTTTAAACACAACTAATTATGCGCCGCGCGGACTTATTGCAAGAGCTGCTAATACTGCTAGTAGAGCATCTTCAACTAGTACTAACGTTAATAACCAGCCTGGTGTATTAGAACAAATTATTGTTCCGTTAAGACAAAATAATTCTGTATCTTCAGTTTTAAATGCAGGAACTAATGTTGCAAATGTTGAATCTATAATTACAGAACTATCTAGATCACCTTCAGCAACTAGAAGTTTTGTAAGCCGTTCGATCAATACAGGCGAAGTACCAGGAATTAATACTGCGGCATATAATGCATTAAGTAACACAGCACAACAAGATATTACAGACGGATTAGTTAACAATATTAGATCTAATAAAAAATTAGCATCTTTTGCAAAGAATGCAATTGATGCAGCAAAAGGAATTTTAACATAATGGTTGCTTCATCGGATAATCCAAAACAAGAAAGTCAAGAACTTACAAAAAAGTTTTTTAATAACTATTATAATAGACAAATATCATATAATGCATCAGAAGTTGATGCAGTAATTGGTTATTTTTTGAAAAGAGGATTTGATAAAATTGCTGCTGTAAATACTGCTAGTATATTACTACAACAGGCTGAAATTGACGAAATATCAGTATTCCAATTAATTGATACACTTAAAGGCGTTAATGACGTTCAATTGAGTAATATAGTTGCACAAATTTTAAATTTAAATAGAAGTAAAGTAAGTACATTAGGATACAGAATTCCTGAAGTCAAACAACTATTTGAGCAGCGTCAAATAATTGTATAATGGCACATTTTGCACAAGGTAAATTTAATCTCAAAAACCCAGAAAAATACGTAGGTAACAAAACTCCTACATACCGTTCTGGATGGGAATTTACCTTTATGAAGTTTTGCGACGAACATCCTAGTGTTAATCAATGGGCAAGTGAAGCAGTACGCATACCTTATCGTAATCCGTTAACAGGTAAACACACTATATATGTTCCTGATTTCTTTATTGTATACTCGGATAAAGGTGGTAAAAAACGTGTAGAACTAATAGAAGTTAAACCTAGTAATCAAGCAATAAAAGAAAAATTAGGACGTAGCAGAGCTAACCAAGCACACTATGTTATTAACCAAGCAAAATGGGAAGCTGCGCGAGCCTGGTGCAAGCAAAAAGGTATATATTTTAGAATAGTTACAGAAGCTGATATTTTTCATAACGGCACAAGACGATAAATAATAGTAGCAGTTAATGGAAGTACAATGACTAAAAAATTAGAAGATCTTTTAAACTTGCCTGATTCAAAAGAGATTATAGATCAGGCCGAAGCCCAAGAAGCAGAACAAACAAAGCACGATTTAGAACGCACAGAAGCATTTAGAGATATTGCAGAATTAGATAAAATATCTTCTGCATTACCACAGGTTAAAGGCCTAGGAGAAATGGCTGATAAAGAACTTAACGAAGTTGCAGACAAAGCAATGAGTGCATATGAAGATTTAATGGATCTTGGTATGAATGTTGAAAGTCGTTATAGTGGAAGAGTATTCGAAGTTGCTGGCGGAATGTTAAAAACAAGTTTAGATGCAAAAGTAGCAAAACTAGATAAAAAACTTAAGATGGTAGAACTACAACTTAAAAAAGAAAAAATGGACAGAGATAGCGGACCAGGCGATGGTGATATTGTAAACGGCGAAGGTTACGTTGTCACAGACCGTAATAGTCTATTAGAGCGTCTAAAAGGTTTAGATGGTGATAAATGATAATATATGGATCCTATGCACTAGCTTATTGGTTTGAGGACTATTATAAACAACCTAACGATATTGATGTTGTTTTATATGACGACAAATTATTAGATCAAGATTTTTTAGATAATTTAAAAAAACAATCAAATCTACCTTTAGAAATTACAAAGCAAGATGAAGGTTTCTTTTTTGATATCTTTGAAGATATGACCGATAATTACTTTTTAACTCCAGAAGGATTATTGACAGTTAAGATGTCTCACGCAATGTATGATTACAATATAACAAAAACATTAGATGATATTGTGTTCTTACAAAATAAAGGTATATCATATAATAAAGAAAAACTAGAACTACTTAGAATACATTGGAAAAAAAGATACGCAAGTCTTAGAGAAAAAATAGACTTTAATAAATCTCCTGATGATTTTTTTAATAGTGCTGTTACAAGATACGTTAACCACGACGAACTACACGAATATTTAAAACTTACAGATATTCCTGCTTATAAAAAAATAATAGTAGACGACACTACTGTAAATGTGTCACAAGAAAAATTTTTAAACTTATCTAAACAAGAACAAGTATATACATTTATAGAAGAAATTGCAGTGCTTGCTTGCGAACGTTATTTTACACTAGCTGATTCTAAAGAAGCGTTTATAAATGCTTCACAAGATTTTATAACAAGAATGACATCAGGATGGTATAACATTTTTTTGTTAGAAAACTTGCGAGAAATTTTTAGTTTTATAGAAAATAGCGAAGAATATTTCAATTTAATGGGTAAAATAATGTTTTGGATTCGCAGTAAGCACAATAATGTAAATGTTGAGATAAATAATATATAAACATAGGGATCATTGCGCAATGAGATCATTTAAAGAAATACTAACCGAGTCTAAAAAGACTTATGAATTTAAGATTGGCGTAGCTGGAGATTGTCCTTCAGATTGTGCCGATAATTTAGAAACTGCATTAAAAAAGTTTAATGTAAGTAATATGACATCAGGTAAGAAAACACCAATACAAGAACGTCCGCTAGACTTTCCGCAGTTACAAAATATGGAAGTTACATATTTTGAAGCTACAGTAGAATATCCAACAACGCCTCAAGTATTGCAAGAATATTTAGGTAAGTGTTGTGGTATAGATCAAAGTCATATCATTGTGCGCAATATGAATGATCCTAGAGAAGAATACCAAGAAACTAAAGACGATGCTCCATATGAGTCGATGCTTAATACTGAAGATATGGGCGGTGAAAGCGCACAAGAATCAGTAGGTGGAAATCGTGTAATGGACTTGTTAAAAGAATTAGAAACTGCTCGTAAAGAACGTGACCACGATGGCGCTGAAGGTGCACCGCAAGGTGAGTCTGCAGATATCGGCGATGCAGAAAACAGCAAAGCGGTCGTAGGAGGCTAATACAATGGATATGAAAAAATTAATTCAGCAAATGACTGATATTGAAAATTCAAAAAAAGAACAACTAAACGAAGCAGCAACATTATCAATTAGTGCAGAAACAGGTGCAGAAATTGCAGATATGCTCGCAGCTATGCAAGGACACGCAGGTATGGGTCCTAAGCCAGTACCAGCAGATATGCCAATGCCAATGCGTACTGACATTGAAAAATTTCGTGCAGCAATGGACGACGATCCGAGCA